CGCCAAGTGCCAGTTTCTCAACAAGAATTACCACTGCTGAAACAGAATTAGGTAATACTATATTATCAAGTTCAGCTCAAATATCTGATGACATAAGTGGTTCTTTATCTGCCGCAGCAATCGTAGGATTAGGAGCAGGTATTGTATCAGGTTCAATCGACGGAACCATATCAAGTTCAGCTCAAATTGCAACTGATATTAGTGGTTCTTTTACAGCTGGATTTGATTTCACAGGTAAAATTAGTGGTTCATCAACATCTACGGGTTCATTTGGTTTAATTGAAACAGATGGCGATGTAAATGTAAGTGGTAGACTTGCTCACGCAGGAGACCCTGATACAAGAATTTTATTTACTGATGATGATATAAACATTACAGTCGGTAATGTAAATATGGTTGATTTCACTCAAGATACGGTAAGTGAAGTAACTTTCAATGAAGCTGGAGCAGATGTAGATTTTAGAATTGAGTCAGCTGGTGATAGTAAAGCAGTCTTTATTGACGCAAGTAAAAATACTATCCAACTTGGAACCGCAGCAACAACTCACGTTACTGCGAGTGGTAATATTAGTGGTAGTAGAGGTAGTTTTTTAGGATTTGATTCTGGTTCATTTAATATAAATTTAGGTGTTGGGACAACCACACCCGCAGAATCACTCGAAGTAGTAGGTGCGATAAGTGCCAGCACAAGTGGTTCATTTTTAAACATTGACGCTCCACACATCAAGGCGACAAATGTTCACGGAACAATTTTAACAGCAACACAAGCAACAATTGACCACGATAGTCTGGCTAATTTCGTAGCAAACGAACATATAGACCATAGTGGAGTAACGATTACTGCAGGAGCAGGTCTTACAGGTGGTGGAACAATAGCATCAACAAGAACTCTTGCGGTGGGAGAGGGAACAGGTGTTACTGTAAATGCCAATGATGTTGCGATTGGACAAGATGTTGCAACAAATGCAAACGTAACATTTGCATCCGTAAACACAACAGGTAATATTGTCGCACAAGGTGATATTACAGCTCAAAATTATATCGTTAGTTCATCAGTAACACATATGACTTCTTCATTTAGAAGTGGTTCAACCGTATCTGGTGATACACCAGCAGATGATACACACCAATTTACAGGTTCATTATCTATAAGTGGTAGTTCAATAGACATATTCAACACATCAACTGCTTCATTGGCAAGTATATTTGTTCAAAATGATGGACATATCAGTAGTAGTGGTGGAAGAATAAAAGGTTTTGACCAAATAGCAGCTACAACATTTAATGGTAATGTGTTGGGAACTTCTGGTTCATTTCTTGGTGTTTTCGGTGTAGGAGTCGCTATTCCAAAAGTAGAATTAGAAGTAATCGGTAGTGTTAGTGCAAGTGCAAGTGGTTCTTTCTTAAACGCAAATGTTAAAGATAACTTAGAAGTAGGGGGTAAATTTACATTACCTAATATTACAGATGTATCAGCATCAATTGCATCAGCAGTCGCTGGTGGTGATGATATGGGTAATCATACAGCAACACAAGATTTAGATATGGACGGAAATGATATATTTGATGTCCAACATATTAGTGGTAGTGGAAACATAAGTGGTAGTGGAGGAAATATCTTAGGATATAAATCAGGTTCTTTTGCTTATGTATCTAGTTCTAATTTAGAATCTAATTTAATTACATCAAATGATGATTTAAGACTTGATTCATCATTAGATATTATTCTTGACGCAGACGGAGCAGATATAATACTAAAAGACGGTGGAACTGAGTTCGGTAGATTTAAAAGAGACTCTTCTGATTTTATTATAAAATCAATGGGTAATAACAACGATTTAGTATTTAGAGGTAGAGATGATGGTTCAACCATAACTGCACTTACATTAGATATGTCTGAGGGTGGAAATGCACAATTCTTAAAAAACATATCTGGTTCTCAAATAGAAGCAAGTGGAGATGTAATCGCATTCGGTTCATCAGATAAAAGATTGAAAGATAATATTCAACCAATTGAAAATCCATTAGAAAAAATGGACAAGATTGGTGGTTATACATTTGATTGGAATGAAAAACAAGACGCATACAAAGGACACGATGTTGGTGTTATCGCACAAGAAATTGAGGAAGTCTTACCAGAATTAGTAACAACTAGAGATACAGGTTATAAAGCCGTTAAGTATGAAAAGATTGTTCCATTGTTGATAGAAAGTATTAAAGAAAACACAAAGAAAATTAAAGAATTAGAGGAAGAAATCAATCAAATTAATAAAAATTGTGCTTGTTTGAACAAGTAGAATTATATTTATATATAGTAAATAAGGAGTTATAATGGCAAAAGACAAACAAATAAAATTCACAGAAGAAGAATTAAAATCACTAAATGACTTAAGAGATAGTTATTCAAACAATGAATTAGCTTTCGGTAGATTAGAAGTTCAAAGATTAAATTTAGAAAAAACTTTAGATTCAATTAGTGATACAAAATTAAGACTAGAACTTGAGTATGCAGAATTACAAAAAGCTGAAAAAGAATTAGTTGATAGTTTTGATGAAAAATATGGTGCGGGTAATTTAGACCCAAATACAGGCGTATTCACACCAATTGAAAATAATTAGTCCAAGTGAAGCGTTTTGATAATTTTGTATAATATTTATACATAGTATTAAAATAATGGGAGAAAAAAAATGGCTGAAAGAATAGTCAGTCCTGGTGTATTTACCAGTGAAAAAGATTTATCATTCTTACCACAGGGTGTAGGTGAAATTGGAGCAGCATTAATCGGACCAACAGATATGGGTCCAGCATTTGTTCCAACTTTAGTTAGAAATTTTGGTGAGTTTAAGAAATTTTTTGGGGATTTAAACGAGGACTTTTACGTTCCTTTTACAGCAAAGGAATATTTAAGAAATGCAGGAGCAGTTACGATTGTTCGTGTATTAGGTATAAACGGATACAAGAACGACAATATTTCAATTATGATGAGTGGTTCAACAAAACAATCAGCTGACTTAGGAAGTAGAGTAGTAGCTATACTAAAACCTTCAAAAGCAGCAGGTGGTGTAGCAAATAATCAAGTAACAGAATTAAGTTTAGCAGGACCAACAAGTTGTTCGTTCGTGGGTGGAGATGGAGAAACTTCTTCATCGGCACTTTCAACAATACAAATAGGACCTGACGACACTCAATTTGCATTCTCAATGGAAACTGGTTCAGCAAACTACATTGAAAATGTATTTAGCACTGACCCACAAGATACAAACAACATTGTATACTTAGCAGCAAACTATAAATCAATACAATCACAATTTGGATTGACTACAAGTTTACCATTAAGTATGAGTCTTGCAAGTGGTAGTGATGACTTTACAACAGATTACTCAGTGGCAACAACACCATTTATTCAATCACAGTTGATTAATTCTAAAAGAACAAATTTATTTAAAGTAAATACTCGTTCACACGGAACTAACCTTAATTCAAAATACAAAATTGGTATTTCTGATGTTAGAGAAGCGGCAGATGTGCCTGGTTCAGACTTTGGTGATTTTACACTAACCGTACAGATTAATAATCCAGGTGAGTCAAATGATGGAGATATATTAGAAACATTCAATTTCTTAAGTCTTGATGAAAATGCAGACAATTACTTCGTAAGAGAAATTGGTGATAAATTTACAACTATTGATTCAAATGGTAATCTAACCAACAATGGTGATTTTCCAAATAAATCTGCATACATTTTCATTAGTGATTTCGCTAATACAAAAGGTATGTCAGAAGCATTGGTTCCAATGGGATTCGGTGAAGTGTTTCAACCATTCGGTAGTTCAGGTAATTCATCTTTTTCTTACAATGGGACCTTAGCACTGACTGGTTCAGATGCTTATCAAAATGAACACCAACCATCCGCTTCATTTAAAATAAACCAATTGAATGACTTAGGTCAATATGATGAAAATGTTTTCTATGGATTTGATTTCAGTAATGATGACAGTAAACAATATTTACAACCATTAGCTGCAAATTCAGAAACAGGTTCAAATGTTCCTTTTTCACTTGAAAATATGTTAGGAGACAATAACGCTCCAGGAGCAACAAATTCTGACGCAACTGAAAATGTAACATTAGCACTTTCAAATGTTAAACAAAGAAAGTTCTTAGTTCCTTTCCAAGGCGGTTTTGATGGATTGAATCCAGCGGTTGATAGAAAAAGTGGAACAAATATCACAGGCACTAATACACAAGGATTTGACTTAGATGAATTAACATCAAGTGGTTCAATAGCTTACATTAGAGCGATTAACGCAATAAGTAATCCTGATGAATTTGATATTAATTTATTGTCAACACCAGGTGTTGTTCACGAGTTTCACGATTCAGTAACTAATCACGCTATTACAAAAATGGAAAATAGAGCCGACGCATTCTATATTATGGATGGTTCTCGTTGGGGTCGTTCCATTGATAACGCGGTTAATGATATCAAATCATTAGATTCAAACTATGTAGCAACATATTATCCTTGGGTAAAAATATCAGACCCAGCGTTTAATAAACCAACTTGGGTTCCACCATCAGTGGTAATGCCAGGTGTATACGCTAAATCAGACTCACTATCACACGAATGGTTCGCACCAGCAGGTTTAAATCGTGGTGGTTTGACAAGTGTAATTGAAACAAAAGGTCATTTAACTCATAATGAAAGAGATACATTGTATGAAAATCGTATCAATCCAATCGCACAATTCCCAGCACAGGGTGTTGTAGTGTTTGGACAGAAAACACTTCAAGGAAAACCAAGTGCATTGGACAGAGTTAATGTAAGAAGATTGTTGATTAGAGTTCGTAAATTTATCGCATCTACTTCAAGATTCTTAGTCTTTGAACAAAACACAACAACAACAAGAAATCGTTTCTTGAACATTGTGAATCCGTTCTTAGAACAAGTCCAAGCAAATTCAGGATTATCAGCGTTTAGGGTGGTGATGGATGAATCAAACAACACACCAGATGTTGTGGATAGAAACCAACTAGTAGGACAGATATTCCTACAACCAACCAGAACAGCTGAGTTCATAGTCTTAGATTTTGTAGTCCAACCTTCAGGTGCAGCATTTGCAGACTAAAAGTTGAAACTATAAATCAATACAAGATAAGAAAAACCCCCGAGATTTCGGGGGTTTTTTGTGTAATGGGAACAAAGTAAATTTTGAGAGTTTAACCACCTAACTCACAAGGGTTGTTTCTAATATCGTGAAACCCTACATAACCCATTCGGTTCCAAATATGTAGTCACCGAAAACCCACAAAACTACTTAGGATAAATAGCGAATGTATCAGCGTATTCAGCCAAACAATTTCTTTGACTTCTTACATAACCATATTGTGGCTTACTACAACCACGATACCTAATTCTAAAACCACCAGTTTTCATTATATTTCTAATAACTGGATTATATCTAAATCTCATAGGAATACCTTTATATAAAGCGACTTCATTATAGTTATCGTTCGTATAATTTTCAAGATTTAAATTTGGTTGATTAGCATTTGCTTCATATAATTCCATAGGATTATGAGCATATCTATAATGAGTAATAGTAAATGTTCCGTTTTCTACATACTCACCAGCGTCATTATAATACCCATAGTTATTTGGTATTTCTCTAGTTACCAAAGTATCTTGGTAATCTCTCATATAAATACCTTCAGTATCAGTCGTTATTTCAATCATATTTTTTCCTTTATTTCTTATCATTACACTACAATATAATAATACTATTTGTAAAAGTCAAGCTTTTTTTTAAAAAAACTTCAAAAAAACTTCTAAAAAGATATTAAACAGAGTATTCACTTTTTTTGGTTTTGTTATATTTATTAATGTAATATAAAAAAATTCTTTATAGGAGAAAGAAAGTGGCTGAATTACTAGACCCAAATGATATATTTTTTACGCCGTTTGAACCGAAAACAAAAAATCGTTTCGTTATGTATATTGGCGATATACCCGCATACTTAGTTAAAACTATGAACAGACCGAGTATAACATTTGAAGAAGTTGAAATAAACCATATAAATGTTAAAAGATATGTTAAAGGTAAAGGAGCTTGGAATACTTTAGAAGTGACTTTATATGACCCAATCGTTCCGAGTGGAGCACAAGCAGTTATGGAGTGGGTTAGATTACACCACGAATCCGTAACAGGTCGTGACGGATATTCAGACTTCTATAAAAAAGACATTACATTTAATGTATTAGGGCCGGTCGGTGATAAGGTTGAAGAGTGGGTATTGAAAGGTGCTATGATTCAAGAAGCAAATTTCAATGATTTAGACTACGCAAACGGAACAGATGTAGTTGACATTACTTTAACACTAAGATACGACTACGCAATACTACAATTCTAAGGAGAAAGTTATGTGGGCAATATTTAAAGACAATAATGAATACAACGAGAAATCAATAATTGGTTTCGGTGCATTCACAGTAATGGTTTTATTTGCATTTGCAGATGTTGTTACTGGACTTATGGGTAAAGATTTAGTTATCAATGATGTGGTATACAATTCTTTCCTATTCACTACATTAGGTAGTTTCGGTATCGCAGGTGCAGAAAAAGTTTTAAAAAAATAATAGTTATTAATTCATATTAATCAAGGAGTAAAACAAAATGGCTGAAAATCAGTATGGATTTCCTACTGAAGTTCTATCTTTACCATCACAGGGATTATTATATCCCGAAGATAGTCCTTTGCGTAGTGGAACAATAGATGTCAAATATATGACAGCAAAAGAGGAAGATATTCTAACTTCTACAAACCTTATACAAAAAGGTTTGGTGATAGATAAATTATTAGAATCAGTGGTGGTTCAACAAGGTATTGATATAGATGATTTATTAATCGGTGACAAAAATGCACTTATGGTTGGAACTCGTATTTTAGGATACGGAAAAGAATACCGAACAAGAATAATGAATCCGGATACAAATGAGTATGAGGAAACCACAATAGACTTAACACAATTTAATCATAAAAAAATTGATGTTGAATCATATAAAAATGGTAATTTATTTTCATATACTTTACCAAATTCAAAACGAGTCGTTGAATTTAAATTAATGACTGGTCTTGATGAGAAAAATATTAAACAACAATTAAAAGACTATGAGAAAGCAGCTGAATTGACAGGTGTTTCAAATGAATTAACAACACGATTAAAATATCAAATTCAATCAGTTGACGGAAATAAAGAACAATCATTTATAGAAAACTTTGTTGATAATGAATTTTTAGCTCTTGATACAAAAGCTTACAGAAAATATTATGGTGAGATATCGCCTGATATTGATATGATTTTTGATTTCACAACCAAAGACGGAAAAACAATAAAGGTGGACGTCCCACTTGGGATTGACTTTTTTTGGCCAGCCGGCGACAAATAGGCCGGCTATTCACGAAGAAATCTTCAACATCGCCTATTATGGAAATGGATTTACACATTCAGAAATCTACAATATGCCACTACCTTTGAGAAGGTTCTATGCTGAAAAACTCATCTCAGCTAAGTCAAAAGAAAAAGAAGCATTAGATAAATCTATGAAAAAATCTAACTCTCAAAGATTCCAAAAATCTAATTAATTGATATTTATTAATGAATAAACACATACATTATGAATAAACAATTTATCAAAGAAAACAAAAAAATAGTAAAAGAATTTATAGGTTCTTTTGTAAAAGCTATGGCTTCTAAAAAAGCCGTAAAGGGCTTTGACGCATTTGTAAAAAATGACCCGGTTTTAAAAAAACACAATGCAGATGTTGCCCGTATTGGTAAACAAATTCAACAAAGAATAGAAAAAAGAAAAGCAGAAGACCCAAAGTTTAAAAAGTTTTTTGCAAATTTACAAAAGCAACTTGATTCTGAAACAAATTAATTTTTTTTCATTCCACACAACTAAAGAGAATAATATATGGCAGACCCAATAAGAAATCTACTTGATGAGCTGAACGCAGCACTTGATGCTTCAGGTGAACAATCTGCTGAAGTTCAAAAAAATCTTAAAGATAGAAGAGATAGAACAAAAGAAGTTCTTGATAATGAACAAGAAATTACATCGGAAAACTTTAAGCAAGCAGATTTACAAGATGATTTGATAAAAGCCATTAGAACACAAAATAAAGAAGAAGAAAAAGAATTAAGACTTCTAATCGCTAGAGGTAAAGCGCAAAAAAGAATTAATGACCAAGTTGAATATCAAGTTGGATTAGGTAAAGACTTGGTTGAGAACACTCTTGGACAATTGAAAAACATTCCAGTATTTGGTGACTTTCTTTACAAGACTCTAAACATTGAAGGATTGGCAGAAAAAACAGGTGATAAAATAAGAGAAAATATTACACAGGGTTTTGTTGAAGGAGCGACTTCGGGTCTTGTTGAAGCGGGATTTGCAAGAGGATTTTCTAAACTTCTTACTCCTGCCTTATTAGCGGGATTCATTGGACTCACAGCTTTTGCAACCCAAGGTATACAACAAGGTTTAGAAAAAGGTTTAGGACTAACTGGAACCGGTAGAGGTGCACTTCAAACTCTATTCTTTGGAGACAAAGCAGATGCTTTTGAAAAAGAATTTGGACAAATAAATGCTCTTAGTGATGAGTTAGCCAGAGACTTAGCATTCTCAGAACAACGATTCGGATTAAGTAATGAGAACGCAGCCGTTCTTTCAAAAACACTAACAGATATTACGGACCAAAGTCAAGAACAAGTAATAAATAATTTAAAAAATGTTGCTTCTTTAGCAAAACAAAATGATGTTGCACCAAAGAAAGTAATGGAAGACTTAGCGTCAAACGCAGAAATGTTTGCAGAGTTTTCTCGTGATGGTGGTGAAGCACTTCAAAGAGCTTCAGTCAACGCAAACAAACTTGGTTTAAATTTAGGCACCGTCGGAAAAATATCTGAAAAATTATTAGATTTTGAAGGTTCTATAACTTCAGAATTAGAAGCACAAGTATTAACAGGTAAATCTTTAAATCTTGATAGAGCAAGACAATTAGCATTGTTAGGTGAAACCGATAGACTATTAGATGAAGTTATTAAACAAGTTGGTTCAGAAGCAGAATTAGCTCGTATGAACGCGATTGAAAGAAGAAGTTTAGCAAACGCAATCGGTGTATCGGTCACTGAATTAAATAAATTGGCACAAGGTGAAGGAGTTGAATCAGTCGCACAACAACAACTTAATGTTTTAAAAAGTATTGATGAAGGTATTAAAAAAATAC